GGGCCGCCCGAAATGAAGAAGTCGATCGCCAAGGTCTCGGACCATGCCGTCATTCGCTACCTCGAAAAGGTGCGGGGCGTCGATATCGAGAGCATCCGTCGCGAGATCGGCTCGCGCGTCGACGCCGCACTGAACCGGGGCGATCCCGAGACGATCCTGCCCCCGGCGTGTGGCGTCATCCTTGAAGGCTACGAGTTCCGCATGGCTGACGGCGTTGTCGTGACCGTGGTCCGGCTCAAGACGGCCAAGGTCAAGATCGCTCGGATGAGGGAGGACGGCTGATGTCAGTCGTTACTGCGGAAGCGCATCCAATCGGTATGCCCGCGCTGGTCCGCCAAGCACATAAAGAAGCAGGCCCAATCCCTTCGCCTCGTCTGGCGCATTGGCGGGGAATGGAAGCATGAGGGGTGGCCCGAATTCTTCTTCCAGCTTGGCCGCGACGATGGCGTATGACCATCGGCGATATAATTCTTCGGCTGCTGTTGGCGGGATAGAGAACCGGCCGGTGAACCTGCCGCTTTCGGCAAGTTCCGCCAGCGATGCATCCAGTTCGTCAACGGACTCGGGCGTCCAAACCCGCTCGGCGCGGATTGCCTCGGCGCGGATCGGCCCCGCGCCTTCCCAGAAGATCGTCAACACGTCATTCCACGTCGCATACTCAATCGGGCCGTCCAGTGCGTCGGCACAGGTCTTGTTGAGGAATGCCCTCAACAGCAGCGTTCCAAAGTTATCCAAGCGAAATCCCCACCATTCGATTCGTTTGCTTGAGGGTAGCAACCGTCCGGTTGTGGAGTCCCATTTGACATTTCCGGCGAACCGCCCCATCGTGGCGTTGTTCGGCAAAGGCTTAGAAACCCTGACCCGAGCGCGACGACCGCAGGCGGTTACGCCCCGACATGGCGTCTCACCAGAGACGATCATCATCCGGGTGCCATGTGCGCATGTCCAAGGCGAAAGCCCAAAGGCGCATGGAGGCTGTCCTGCGGCAGTCGTTTCTACACCCGGAGCCGTTTCGGCTTTCGTAACCGCAGGAGCAGACAATGACACTTCCGACCATCGCGGGGGTCCAATCCCGCATCTTCACCCTGACGGGCCGTCCGCCGTTCATGATCGCGGACGATCTGGCGGCATTCTACGAGACCAATACCAAGAACCTGATGCGTCAGGTGCGCCGCAATCTGGGCCGTTTTCCCGAGGGCTTCATCTTCCAGCTGACCGAGGCGGAATATCAGGAGAAGTTGCGCCAAAATGGCGCAACTTCTCAGGGGAAACGCGCCGATCTGACGCACTACGGCTTCACCGAAAAGGGCGCGCTGCAACTGTCCTCGGTCCTGACGGGGCCGGTGGCGGATGCGGTGTCGGTCACGATCATCAACGCCTTCATCGCTCTGCGGGACGCGCGAGAGGAACGGTTCCTGAAAGCCTTTGCGCGGGACGAGGCCAGTTACATGCACCGGTCGAAGATCCGTATCGCGATCAAGATCGCGGCAGAGGCAGGCTGGACATTTGGCCAGCTATGGGAGGCCAACGAATGGTCTGCCCCGCGTTTGGGCCGCGAGATCGAAGGAATGCGATCACGCGGCTACATCCAGCGACAGGCCCTCTATGTTCCGCCCTATGTGTTCGCGCGGCGACGCGACGAGGCGGCATTGATGGATGCCCATGCCGAAGAGGCTGCGGCGCAGCCCGATCTGTTCGATCCCAAGAAGGTGCACTGAGCCATGATGGTCAGAGATATCAACATGGAAGAGCGCTCCGAGCTTGCGTTTCAGGTCCAGTCCCTGTTTGTTGGCAAGCCGCTGGGGGTGATGTATCATGTGCTGTTGGCGCTTCTTGCAGAAACCGTGGTCACGGTCTGCGAGACGACAGACGATCTCGAAGAGGATATCGAGGACGTGTCTGCGGTCTTGCGCGACCGGTTCAGCAAGCTGCAAAGCGGGGAATGGCCCTTGGCGGGTCAGTCCGTCCGGGCGAGGCACTGACATGTGCAACCGCTGTAACGACGATCCCCGAGACGCGGCCTTGCAGGCGGCGGCCGCATTCCGCGAACTGCAGGGGCTGCTTTGCGACCGGCATGGTGTCTATGAACTCGGCGAAGGGTTTGCCATCCTCGTCGGCATCCTCAACGACCGGCTCGAACCTGCGGTCGAGAAGCTGCAGAACTACCAGCCCCGCGACTGACGATCTGCGGCCCCTCGCAAGGGGGGCCGCATGACGGACGACGACGAGCGCAAGAAGCGGTTCCCGAAACCGCCCGCACATGTCGCCCCCTATGTCGATGTCCTGGGCGTCGATGGCGCAGTTGAGTTTCTGCTCGCCTTCGGCGGGGCGGAACTCTACCTCGCCACATCGCCCAAGGGACGTTCGCGCCTCGCGCAGCTCGTGGGCGTCGAGAAGGCGGCGGAACTGGCCCACGCCGCGGAACACCTGCCGCGTCGCGTTCCGACGGCAAAGCCATGGATTGCGCAGGTCTTCAAATCGAGAGGCTTGTCCGTGGCCGAGATTGCCCGCAGACTGCATGTCAGCGACGTGTCAGTCCGTGCCTGGCTGAAGAAGACCGAGAGCGTCCCCGTCGCCGATCCGCGCCAGATGCGGCTCTTCTGACAGCCACTGCCCCTGCCCCACCACAAGCCCTTGCGGGTGTTTTGACCGCCCCCGGCAGTCCACCTTGCCCCCAATGCGATCGCGCGCGCGTCCCGCGCCCGGCATGAGGGGACATCATGAGCCTGAGACTGATCCAGCAAGGCACGCGAGGCCTTGGCTATGACATCGGCCCTGCCGGTGCGGACGACAGGTGGGGACCGCGAACTGAAAGCGCGCTCCTTGAGGTCATCGCCAATGACGGCCGTCCCAAGCCGGTCGCCACTGCGCCCCGCCCCTCGATCACGCCCGGTCATCCGCGCATGTATCAGGGCTCTGCCCGCTATCTGATCGACGAGATCGTCACGCATTGCAGCGCGACCCGTCCCACATGGATGGCGAGCAACACCTTCCGGGACCGCGTCGCCGAAATCCGCAGCTGGCATGTCGACGACAATGGCTGGCGCGACGTCGGCTACCACTGGCTGATCGATCGCGACGGAAGCGTTCTTCCCGGCCGCGCCGAGACCGTCATCGGTGCCGGCGTCGAAGGCCATAACCGGGGCGTCATCCACATCTGTCTTCTTGGCGGTCACGGGTCGGCCAAGACGGACCGGTTCGATCGTCACTTCACACACGCACAGGATGCGGCGCTGCGTCGCCTGATCGCTGACATCTCGCTCCGCACCCCGATCACCCGCGTATCGGGCCACAACGAATGGGCCAACAAGGCCTGCCCGGGCTTCAACGTCCCCGCCTGGCTCAACGAGGCCGCTTGAGGAACTCAATGACCGACAGCCCTGACAACGAACCGATCCTGCGGTTCTTCGCCTTCGCCCACCTGCCTGACCATCTGCAGGAGGCGTCCCGGCCCTTCGCTGAGCTGGCGAAGACGATCTGCCTGACGCTCCCGCGCAACCCTGAACGCAGTGTCGCCCTGCGCAAGCTGCTCGAAGCCAAAGATGCCGCCGTCCGTGCGGCGCTTTCCTGACAAGAGGTCCACCGATGAACGACACCTTCCTGACGGCCCTCGAGCCGCGCATCACAGAGTTCTTGACGCTGTTCGTCTCTGCCGTCTTCACGCTGATCGGCTTCTACGCGACCCGCGCCATGGCGGCGGTGCGTGAGAAGTATGGCACCGAAGCCGAGCGCATCCTGCGCGAAGAACTGGCGAAGGCGATGCAGCGCGCCCTGTCGAAGGCTGCGACCGACGTCAACCCGGTGGCCGTGCCACAGGCGGCAGCGGACTATCTGATCGCGACCATGCCCGACACGGTCAAGCGTCTCGGGGCGTCGCGTGAAGGGCTGACGCGCCGGGCCGAGGCGGAACTGGCAACGCGGCCCAAGGTCAGCACACCCGACCTTCCCGTCCCCAACGCGGCGGTCGCGAAGTGACTGGCGCGGAACTCGATATCGGGCCGATGGTCGTCTGGGTCGCGGCCTTGGCGAGCCTTCTGTCGTTTGGCACGTCGATCTGGGCATTGCTGACCTCCGGCGCGCGCAAGAACGAGAACAAGCTCGCCGAACTGCAGGGCAAGGTCGACGAGGTGACCAAGGAACACAGTCACCGCGCCGACCAGCTCGAGCGGCGGATGGACCGTGCCGAGACCAATCTCGCGCAGATGCCCAACCTCGAGATGATGCACCGGCTCGAACTGAGCCTCACGCGGATGTCGGGCAATATCGACAAGCTCGACGAGAAGCTGAAGCCGGTCGCGGCGATCGCCGAGCGGATGCAGGAAGTGATGATCGAACAGTCGAGGCAGCGCTGACATGGACATGGACACCATCATCCGGCAACAGGCCCGCCTGATCATTCTCAAGGCGCTGGCCGGTCAGGTCGACGAGACGCTGAACAGCGATCTCTTGGTCCATGAGCTGCATCCCTTCGGCATCCGCAAGGACCGCGCCTGGGTGAATGGCGAACTGGCCTGGCTGAAGGACATGGGCGCTGTCTCCCTGCGGGATGTGGGCACCGTCCGGGTCGCCACGCTGACCGCCCTCGGGGCCCGTCACTTGGTGCGTGAAGTCGCCATCGAGGGCATCCAGCGCCCGTCACGCCCGGGGGAATGACATGAGCGCCGCGTCAAAGGTGCGGGGCCGGGGCCGTCTGTCCTCGATCGATCTGCTGCCGCCTGAAGCCGACGCCATCATCGCCTGGGCGGCACAGGAACTGGGCAACAACGACAGGACGCAGACCGACATCTACGGCGAGTTCGTCACCAGGTGTGACGAGCTCATGGCAGAGCACCGGGGTGAGATCGATTTCACGATCCCCTCCTTCTCCGCCTTCAACCGCTATTCGGTGCGTCTGGCCAAGCTGACCCGCCGCCTCGACCAGACCCGAACCATCGTGGCGAGCCTGGCCGAAAAGTTCGATGCCAAGGGCAGCGACGATCTGACCATCATGACGGCCGAGACGATCAAGAGCCTCGTCCTGCACCTGCTGGCCGAAGCCGATGACGGACTGGCGCCCAAGGACGCAATGCATCTGGCCAGTGCCTTCCGCCAGGCAGCGCAGGCGCAAAGCATCTCGACCGATCGCCGCCGCAAGGTCGAGGCGGATTTCGCGACGCGGGTGACGGATGCGGTCGAGACGGTCGCGCGGGTCAAGGGCCTGACGGTCGAGACGGCCGAGGCGATCAAGTCGCAGATCCTCGGGGTGCAGGCGTGAGTGTCCGGGCGATCTACTATCCCGAGCACCAGCGCGAAGCCTTCGAGCATTACCAGACCGCCGGGAGCTTCATGCTCGAGCTGCGCGATGTGCCGGGCCTCTTCGAGTTCATCTACTTCTGCCCCTGCGGTTGCGGCATCCGCGGGCGCCTACTGATCGGCGACGGGTTCAAGCCGGGCGGCGAACGGCCGAGCTGGCGCTGGAACGGTTCGCGAACCGATCCGGGCTTCGATCCGTCCGTGAACCACGTCGACCACTGGCACGGCTGGCTGCGCGGTGGCTATTGGGAGAGCTGCTGATGGCGAGTCCGGCAGAGGTGGCGAACGATATGGCGGCCCAGGCCCGCTATTGGGACCGCAGAGACCCATGGATCGAAGCCACATGCAGAAACGCGGCAAGCGTCATTCGGGCCTATCTGAGCGGAGAAAAGGTCGACGGTCGCACGCTCCGCGGCTGCCTTGATCGATTGTTTCGTATCGAGTCCACAGTTCGCCACCAGAGCAAACCTCACACCTACAACAGCCTCGTGCGGGCGCGCGAAACGATCATCAATCTCCGAAATGAGGCGACCAAATGACCGCGCCCATCAGCCGCGCCGAATGGGAACGCCAGCGCCGCGAGGCGACGGAGGCGATGCCGGCTGTCATCGAACAGGTCGGGCTGCCTAAGGTCCTGTTGCCCTATCAGGCCCAGACGGTTTCGCTTCTGGAAAGCACCGCAACCCGTGTCCTGGTCGTCGAGAAGAGCCGGCGGATCGGCCTCACCTGGGGGCTGGCCGCCTATGCGGTCCTGCGCGCCGGCCGCGAAAAGGCCGCCCGTGGAATGGACGTGATGTATATCTCCTACAGCCAGGAGATGACGCGCGAGTTCATCGACGCCTGCGGCATGTGGGCCCGCGCCTTCTCGACCGCGGCACTTGCGGCCGAGGAGTTCCTGTTTCCGGATGGCGATGTCGAGGGCGACCGGTCGATCAAGGCCTTCCGCATCGCCTTCGCTTCAGGCTTCGAAGTCATTGCGCTTTCGTCCGCGCCCAGGTCACTGCGCGGCAAGCAGGGCGTCGTCATCATCGACGAGGCAGCCTTCGTCGACAGCCTGGCCGAACTGCTGAAGGCAGCACTCGCCTTCCTGATGTGGGGCGGACAGGTCGTGGTCTGCTCGACCCACGACGGGGCCGAGAACGTCTTCAACCAGACCGTCCAGGACATCCTTGCCGAGCGGTCGCCCTTCGCCCACATGCGCATCGACTTCGACGAGGCGCTGATGGCGGGCCTCTACCAGCGCATCTGCCTCGTCACGAACACCGAATGGTCGCCGGAGGCCGAGGCGAAGTGGCGGCAGGACATCATCGACTTCTACGGTGACGGCGCCGACGAGGAACTCTTCTGCATCCCCTCCATGGGATCGGGCGCCTGGCTGACAGCGCCACTGATCGAGGCGCGCATGACGGCGACGGATGCGCCGGTACTCCGGCTCGAATTGCCCGGCGACTATCTGCACCGCGACCGCCTGACGCGGGCCAGCCTGCTGGCCCCGTTCATGGAGGAGCTCGATACCGCGCTGAAGGGTCTAGACATGACGCCCCAGTACGCGGCCGGATTCGACTTTGCCCGCGTGGCCGACCTTTCCGTCCTATCGTTATTGTCCATTGAACAGCAGTTGAAACGCCGCGAGGCGCTGTCGATCGAGATGCGGGGCGTGCCGGGCGACGAGCAGAAAGCGATAGTGGGCGACGTGCTGGGGGCGGTGCGCGAACGCCTGGTGGGCGCGGCATTCGATGCCACCGGCATGGGCTGGACCGTGGCCGAGGACATGGGCCGCAAGTTCGGGTTGCGCGAGGGGGAGGACAGCTCTGGCCTCGTCTGGGCAATCAAGTTCACCGAGGACTGGTACCGGCTGCATATGCCGCCCCTCAAGACCGCCTTCGAGGATGACATGATCGCGATCGCGCCCGATGCCGATCACCTGGCGGACCTGCGCGTGGTCAAGCTCGTGCGGGGCACGCCGCGCGTGCCCGCGACCCGCGAAGGCGAGAAGGGGCGCAAGCGGCACGGCGACTATGCCATTGCGCTGGCGCTGGCGCATTTCGCGAGCCGGATGCGCTGGGTCGAATACGGCTACCGCGCCGCCGGCCGCCCCTATGGCGAGGAAGCAGGCCGCCTGCTGAGCGAGCCGGATGACGACCGGGTTGGCCGCGGCGACTGGTGGCGCTCGCCCTTGGGCGCTGGTCTGAGGGGGCGCGTGTGATGCCGCACAAGAAGAACCGCCGGAAGGCGATCCAGCAGCATCGTCGCAAGGGGGACCGTGAAGTCGAACTCACGCGGAATCGCCGCGCGCCAAGGATCGTGCCGCGCGCAACGCCCGACTTCCCGCCCGACGTCTTGATCGCCTCCCTCTTCGCCGCATTGATCGGAAGGAAACCCTGATGGGCCGACTGCCCCAACTTCTCGACCGCTTCGGCAAGCCGGTGCAGCGGTCCTTGCTCAAGGCGGAGGTCGCGGCCCCCACTATCGGCGGCGTGCGCTCGCCGATCGCCGGCTACCCGGCGGACGGGCTGAACCCCTTGCGCCTCGCCTCGATCCTGCGCGAGGCCGACCAGGGCGATCCGATCCGCTATCTTGAACTGGCCGAGACGATCGAGGAGCGCGATCCGCATTACCTGGGCGTGCTCGGCACCCGCAAACGGTCGGTCAGCCAGATCGAGATCACGGTCGAGGCTGCGAGCGACGATCAGGCCGATGTCGAGAAGGCCGACCGCGTGCGCAGCTGGCTGGACCGGGGCGAGTTGACCGAGGAGCTGTTCGACATCCTCGACGCGATCGGCAAGGGCTACAGCTTCACCGAAATCCTCTGGGACACCTCGACGGGCCAGTGGCAACCGGACCGGCTCGAATACCGCAACCCCGCCTGGTTCCGTTTCGATCGGCGCGATCTCTCCACGCCCCTGATGCTGGATGAGCATGGGACCGAGGTCCCACTGCCGCCCTTGAAGTTCATCTCCTGCCAGATGAAGGCGAAGTCGGGGCTGGCCCTGCGGTCGGGCCTCGCACGGGTCGCGGCCTGGGGCTGGATGTTCAAGGCCTATACCCAGCGCGACTGGGCGATCTTCACCCAGACCTACGGCCAGCCATTGCGCCTGGGCAAGTATGGCGCCGCCGCCTCCGAAAAGGACCGCGAGACGCTGTTCCGCGCCGTCTCCAACATTGCGGGCGATTGCGCGGCGATCATCCCCGACAGCATGATGATCGATTTTGTGGAGACCTCCAACGTCGGGGCCTCCTCCGATCTCTATCTCGAGCGCGCGGACTGGCTCGACCAGCAGATTTCAAAAGCGGTGCTCGGACAGACCTCGACCACGGACGCAGTGGTGGGCGGGCTGGGATCGGGCAAGGAACACCGCGAGGTCCAGAAGGATATCGAGACGGCCGATGCGAGGGCGCTGGCCACAATCCTGAACCGCGATCTGATCCGGCCGTGGATGGATCTCGAATACGGCGCGGGCGGGCCGTATCCCCGGCTCAAGATCGAACGGCCGGAGGCGGAGGACCTGAAGGCCGCGGCCGAGGCGCTCGGCGTCCTCGTGCCGCTCGGCATGCGCGTCAGCATGAGCGAAGTGCGCGACAAATTCGGGTGGTCGGAACCCGCGCCTGAGGATGAAATCCTCTCCGCACCAGCTCCGGCTGCACCTGCAACGGACCCTGCGGGGCCAATCCCGCCCATTAAACGGTTTTCCGGCGTTTTTAAACGGGGTGAGGCCCTTCAGCGCCCGTCCGCCGCTCTGCAGGTGGCAGGCCCACAGGCGGGCATTTCTGAGGGGGTTTCCCCGGTCGACCTTCTGACGGATCGGATGGCGGAAGACGCGGCCCCTGCGATGGAGGCAATGCTTGATCAGATCGAGGTGATGATCGAGGCGGCGGGGTCGCTCGAGGAGCTTGCCGAAATGCTACGGGCAGGCTTTCCGGCACTCGATGCCTCCATGCTCGCAGCGGTCCTCGCCAACGCAATGATCGCGGGTCATGCGGGCGGGCGGGCCATGGTCGAGGAGGAAGGCAGTGAATGAATTGTTGACAACGTTTCGCCAACCGTTCCGCGAACAGATCGCTGCCTTCATTCTCAGGCTGGGAAACCTTGTCCCAACATCGCGATGGGACCAAGTTGTCCGAGAACAGAATGATCGGGCATGGTTCGTTGCCGGGGCCACGAAGGCCGAACTGCTCTCAGACCTTTCTGCGGCAACCCTCCGGATTCAGACAGAAGGCATCTCCCTTCAGGAGTTCGCCAAAGATTTTCGGGCTATCGTTGAGAAGCAAGGTTGGCATGGCTGGACTGGCGAAGGCACGAAGAAAGGAGAGGCTTGGCGTATTCGCGTAATTTACAAGACCAATTTGAGGGTCAGCTATATGGCGGGGCGTCTGGCCCAATTACGCGACGGCGGCTTTCCTTATTGGGTCTACTTTCATGGCGGGTCCGTCGAACCGCGCTTGCAGCATCTGGGCTGGAACGGCCTTGTCCTGCCCGCCGATCATCCGTTCTGGGCCACGCATTCCCCGCCCAATGGCTGGGGCTGCAGTTGCCGGGTATCAGGCGCAATGTCACTCGCGATGGCTCGACGAATGGGCGGTGACCCAGACAAAGCCTTGCCAGCCGATTGGGATAGCATTGATCCTCGGACGGGTGCGCCACCGGGTATTGGCAAGGGCTGGGATTATGCACCTGGGGCAAGCATCAGTGAACTGATCTCCGCAACAGCCGCCAAGGCAGCCAAATGGCCGGACGACATCACGCGAAGTTTCATGAGGGATCAGCCAACAGCGTTGCGCGATTCTTTTGCCAAAAGTTACCGATCACTTCCATCCGTCGCCGACGAGGTCCGTCGATTTGGCGAGCGCGCACTTGGAGAACGGGGCGGCGCGCCCATCACGGCAAGGGGCAATCCCGAACCTGTCCGCACGCTGGGTTTGGTGACGACTGATCAGCAGCGGCGCTTTGCCGAAATCGGCATCGACCTTGATCAGCGGTCCATTTGGGACTTTGTCCTCGAGCGGATCCTGATGGAGGGCATCTTGCGCGTGATCGAGCCCGACGAGCTGGCCCTGGTGGCGCGGCTCATCGACGAGGCGGACAGCGTCGAAGAAGGGCCGGATGGCACGATCATCATGCGCGGCACGGTCGAAGGCCGGGCGCTGACCGCCACCTTCCGTCCCGATCCCCGGCGGGGCAGCCTTGTCCTGATCTCGCTCATGCGCGGAATCGTCTGATGATCCGGGTCGGCATCACCCGCGATGAAGTCACGCCCATGCTCGACCGCCTCTCGGAGGCGATGATCGACATGACGCCGGTGATGGCCGCCATCGGGTCGATGTTATCGGAGTCCACAATGAAGCGATTTCAGGAGGGCAATGATCCCGACGGAAACCCATGGGCGCCAAAGACGGCCGCGACGCTGGCAGCCTATGAAAAGCGAAAACAGACGATAGACTTGCGCCCGCTGTTCGGACCATCAAATTCGTTGAATTCAACAATCAGCTTTTCCGTTGGGGCCGATGGCGCGAGCGTCGAGATCGGGTCGAACCTGATCTACTCGGCCGTCATGCAAGGTGGAGCCGCACAGGGCGCCTTCGGGCGCACCGTGCGCGGCGGGCCGATCCCCTGGGGCAATATCCCGGCGCGCCCCTTCCTCGGGATTTCCGAGCAGGACGAGGCCGATCTGATCTCACTGGCCGAGGAATGGCTGGGCCGGGTCGCCCAAGGAAGCGATTGACCGGCGACCGATCCGCGTGCAGCCTGACCTGACCATGGCCCGCTGACCACCCCGCAAGCCGTTGCGGATGTATCGGGCGGCCCGGTGGCGCGATTGTCGCCCCATGAGCCAGTCCGCCAATCTTGCCAGCCTTGGGGCCATCGCGCTGCCCGCACCGCCCGCCGGGCGGGACGTGCCCGAATGGATCCAGCTGATGCCCGCCGGGCAGTTCCGCGCCATCGACGGTCGCGGCCCCTGGCGGCTGGAGAATGCTGAAGGCGTGATCGCAGCGAGCTTTGCGGCGGCCGCCCGTATCCATGTCGACGAAAATCACAGCACCATCACGGCGGCCAAGATGGGCCTCTCGGCACCCGCGCGCGGCTACATCGTCGAGATGGAGGCCCGGGCCGATGGCATCTGGGCCCGCGTCGATTGGACCGAGGCCGGGGCACGCATGCTGCGTGACCGCGAATACTGGGGCATCTCGCCCACCTTTTCCTACGACACGTCTGGCCGGGTGCTGCGCATCAAGAACGCAGCCCTGACCAACGACCCCGCCTTGCGCGAGCTGGTCGCGCTCAATTCCGCACAGAACGAGGAGACGGGTATGGAACCCCTTCAAGAGATCGCAGGCCTCGTGGGCCTGGCCGCCGATGCATCGCTCGACGATGTGCGCGCGGCAATCACCGCCCTGCAGACCGCCGTGCCGCAAGGCGAAGCGGCCTTGTCCGCCTTGGGACAGGTGACGGGTGCGCTGGGCCTGTCCGAGGGTGCCGGTGCGACGGAACTCGTGGCCGCGGCCGCTGCCCTCAGGGCCGGTGCGGGCGAGACGGGCGAACAGCTGGCCGCACTCCAAGCCGAGGTGCGGTCGCTTCGCGAGGGCGAGCAACGCCGCGCGGCCGAGGCCTTCGTGGCCACCGCGATCGCCGACAAGCGTGCAGGCGTCAGCGCGGCGCGCGAACACTATGTGGCGCTTCACATGGAAAACCCCACGCGGGCGGCGGCCCTGGTCGCCGTGTTGCCCAAGCTCGGCGAGACCGGCCTGAAGAACGACCCGCCGAAATTGGGCGAGCGCCAGGCGTCGCTCAGCGTCGAAGAAAAGCAGGTGGCCGATGCGCTCGGCCTCAACCCCGAAACCTATCTGGCGCAGCTGCAGGCTGACGCCAAAGCCAAGGAGGCCCGCTGATGGCTGCGCTGACCGAAGGACGGCTGACCCCCCGCCGTGAGGGGGATTACATCGAGGCGGGCGTCGCCGCATCGACCCGGATCTTTCCGGGGGCGCTGGTGATGCGCAATGCCGCGGGCTTCCTGCTCCGGGGCGCGACCGCCACCGGGTCGGTCGGCGTGGGTGTCGCGGACCGCGAGGCGAACAACACCGCCGGATCTGCAGGTGACATCACCGCCCGCGTCCAGATCGGCACCTTCCTCATGGGCAACAGCGCCGCGGGTGATGCCATCGCCATCGCGGACATCGGCAACGTCTGCTTCATCGTCGATGACCAGACCGTCGCCAAGACGGACGGCACCGGCACGCGTTCGCCCGCCGGGATCGTCGCCGACGTCACCTCACTCGGCGTCTGGGTCCGTTTCGACGAAGCCCTCACCGCCGCTGCCGCCGCCTGACAGGAGAGACGACCATGATCATCAACAGCTCTGCGCTGACCGCCCTCCGGGTCGGGTTCCACACGGAATTCCAGCGTGCGATGGGGCTTGCCCCCAGCTTCCGCGAGCGTGTCGCCACCACGGTGCGCTCATCCACCGGCGAAAGCACCTATGGCTGGCTGAAGCAGATGTCGGGCATGCGCGAATGGCTGGGCCCGCGCCAGCTCGATGGCATCGCCGAGGCCAGCTACACGATCCGCAACCGCCATTTCGAAAAGACGGTCGAGGTCAGCAAAAACGACATCGAGGACGACAACCTCGGCCAGTATGCGATGATGTTCGCGGAACTGGGCGATGCGGCCGGGTCCTTCCCCGAAACGCTGGTCTGGAACCTGCTCAAGGCCGGGTTCGACACTCTTTGCTGGGACGGGCAGTCCTTCTTCGACACCGACCACCCGATCACCGATGCGAATGGTGCCACCACGGTCTATTCGAACACCGGCGGCGGGTCGGGCACGCCCTGGTTCCTGCTCTGCACCAACAAGGCGGTCAAGCCGATCATCTTGCAGGAGCGCAAGCCGATCACCTTCACCTACAAGGACCGCGAAGACGACGACAACGTGTTCTTCAACAACACGTTCGTCTATGGGGCGGACTGGCGCGGCAATGTCGGCTACGGCGTGCCGCAGATGGCCTACGGGTCGAAGCAGACGCTTGATGCCGCCGCCTATGCGACCGGGCGCACCGCCATCATGAACATGAAGGGCGACGGTGGCCGGCCGCTGGGCCTGATGCCCAACCTTCTTGTCGTGCCACCCGCCCTCGAGAGTGCAGGTCGCAAGATCCTGAACTCCGAATATGCCGCGGGCGGCGAGACCAACGAATGGAAAGGCACGGCCGAGCTGCTCGTCGTGCCGTGGCTGGCATAAGGGGGCGATCCACATGGCACGCACCCGCAAGAAGCCCGAGAGCCCCGATGAGGGCCAGACCGGGGTGCCCCCGGAAGACGCGGGGGTCACGGCCCCCGCCCTCGCTGCTGCCCCCGAACAGGCAGTGACCGAAAACGTCCCCGCGCCGGAGGGCAATGCACCGGTGCCTCATGCCGATGCACCCGAAGAGACGGCGGCGAAAGACGCACCGGAGCCAGAGGCGGATGCGCCGGCACCGATCGACCCGCCGCCTTCCATCGACGGGGATGACACCGATCCCTTCGATAAATTGCCGCCGACCGGCGTCATGGTGGAGGTCAAGGGCCCCGCCGCCGGCCGCTGGCGGATCGGGCGAAAGTTTGGCCCCGAGCCGACCGTCATCCCGCTCGATGAACTGAGCGAGGCGCAGATGCAGGCGCTGGCCGCCGATCCCCTCCTGTCCATCAGCGCCTTCGAAGAGGACTGACGGGGGACAGACCCCGGAGTCCAACCGGGGCAAAAAGCGGCCCGGCGGCGTCCCCATCCCGCCGCCGGGCCGCCGATTTCAAGGGCCCTTGAAAGCCCCGTTCAACCAGGAACCCGGTCATGACCTATGCCACGCTCCAGCAGCTGACCGATCGCTACGGCGAACGGATGCTGATCGGGCTGACCGACCGGGTCGAGGAACCGACGGGCGCGGTCGTGACAGCCGTGATCGACCGGGCACTGGCCGATACCGATGCGCTGATCGACGGCTATCTGCAGGCCCGCTACATCCTGCCGATGGTGGCGACACCGCCGCTCCTGGCCGATCTCGCCCAGGCGATCGCGATCTACAAGCTCCACACCTTCGCCCCTGATCCCAAGATCGAGACCGATTACAAGGACGCGCTCCGATCGCTCCAGCAGATCGCGAACGGCATGATCCGTCTGCCGGTCGCAGGCGTCGAACCCGAAGCCCAGGGCGGATCGGGCGCGCGGCTGACGGACCGCGAACGGCCCATGACGGCCGAGAACCTCAAGGGGTTCATCTGATGCCAGAGAGCCTGATCACCTCCTTGATCACCCGCCTCAAGGCCGAGGTGTCCGATCTCCGCACCGTCGAAGGTGCAGCCTCGCTGTCGGTCCTGGTCAAGAACGGCTCGTTGCCCCAGCAGACGCCCGCAGCCTGGGTGATCCCCGTCGGCATGATCGGCGGCCAGGGCCAGTCGGCCGCCGGCCTCTACACCCAGATGATGACCGAGGTTCTGGGCGTGATCGTGGCCTTCAACACCCACAGCGCCACGGCCGCAGGCAAGATGGGCGCGCTTGATGCGCTGATCCGCGCCGTGATCGACGCGGTGGCGGGCTGGGGCCCCGACGAGGCCGTGGGCGTCTTCGAGATGCGCCGCGGGAACCTCCTGTCGATGAACGCCGGGGCCGTGATCTACCAGATCGATTTCGCCATCAACGACCAGCTGAGGATCGCCCGATGAAGAACGCACCCCTGCCCGCTGAAGGTGGGTCGTGGATCCGCAAGCCCGACGGCTCGCTCGTCCCCGAGACCACCCCGGACCCCGCGCCAGATGTCGCACCGGATGCCGCGCCGGCAACGCCCAAGCCCGCCAAGCCCAAAACCCCCAAGGCCGAGAAGGAGACCTGATCCATGGCCATCAAGTGGAAATCCAAGATCCTGCTCGCCAAGATCGAAAGCGCCTATGGCACGGACCCGACGCCCACCGGGGCCGCCGATGCCATCCTCGCGACCGAGGTCGTCTGGACCCCGATGGAAGGCTCCGACGTCAGCCGCGACCTCGAGCTGCCCTATATGGCGGGACAGGCCACGATCCCGACCGAGCTCCATGCGAAACTCGCCTTCAAGGTCGAGCTTGCCCCGTCCGGCACCGCAGGCACCGCGCCTGCCTGGGGCGTTCTCATGCGCGGCTGTGCTGTCGCCCAGACGATCAGCGCGGGCGTCTCAGTGACCTACAACCCGGTCTCGGATGCGCATGAAAGCCTGACCTTCTGGTTCTGGATCGGGGGCACCCGCTATGTCATGCGCGGGGCGCGCGGGAACATGCGCCTCGAGGTCAATGCCCAGGGCATCGTCTATCTCGTCTTCGAGTTCACCGGGCTCTACTCCACCCCCAGCGAACAGACGCGGCCCACCCCCACGCTCACGGCCTTCCAGAAGCCGCAGCTGGCCTCGAACGCCAACACGCCCACCTTCCAGATCGACGGCGACGACTTCATCCTGCGCAGCATGGTCCTGAACCTCGGCAACCAAGTGGAACCGCGCTTCCTGATCAACTCGGAAGGCGTGCTGATCACGGACAAGGCGGACATGGTCGAGATGACGATCGAATCCGTGGCGCTGACCGTCTTCGATCCCTTCACGCTGGCCGCCGCCCAGACGACGGTCGAGGTCGACCTCGTGCACGGCGTGGGCGCTGGCAAGATCGCCAGCCTCAACATCCCCGCCATGCAGCTGCAGCGCCCACAGGGCCTGACGAATGCGCAAGGCATCCTCGAATGGCCCCTGCGCGGCGTGCCGCTCGCGACCGCTGGCAACGACCAGTGGACGCTCACCCTGACCTGAGGAGACACGCGATGTTCAAGATCAACGCCCGCCCCACCTTCACGATCGAGGTGCCCATTGCGCTCGAGGGTGCGACCGACACCCAGACGCTCAAGGCGACCTTTCGGGCAATCCCCGATGAGGAGGCCACGGCCCATGACTTCAATTCCGCAGAGGGCTTCAAGACCTTCCTGCGCGACGTGATCGTGGAACTGCACGACCTGGTCGACCTCGAGGACAAGCCGCTCGCCTATTCCGTGGCGGTGCGCGACGAGCTTCTGGGCTGGCAGCATATCCGCATGGCGCTCTACCGCGCCTATTGGGCCGCACTCAGCAAGGGCCGCTCGGGAAACTGAGATGGGTCGGTCGCGCCTGGGCGGAGGGCAGGCTAGGCGCGGCGGGGCGGCCCGATGACGAAGCGCTCTCCGATGCCGCGCGCTTCGGGATCGACCTGTCGGAGGCAGACCTGCGCGAGGCCAACCGCGATGAAGACGGGGTCTGGGCCGAGAATGCGGATGCGGCCCTGGCCTTTCTGGCGATCGCCACCCAGTGGCGCGCGGCGATGGGCGACATGGGGCTGATCCGCACGGGGCTCGACTACGCCGGCGCGCGGGCCGGACTCGAGATGGCCGGCGTGATGGTGACGCCCGACCTCTGGGGGCGGGTGCAGGCGATCGAGGCGGGCGCGCTGGCCGCCATGGCAGAGGCAAGGACAAGGACATGAGCTATCGCGTCAGCATGGTCTTCTCGGCCGACGGCAAGGCCGCGAAGGCGGAGATCGACGGCCTGGCCGCCGCCCAGGTCAAGGCGGGCGCATCTGCCGAGACACTGGGCCGCAAGGGCGCGACGGCCGCGGCAGGCACGCGTGGGCTTGGCTCGGCCGCAGCTCAGGCGGAAGCACAAGTGGAAGCACTGGCGGCCGCTCAGGTGCGCGCGGCGGCTTCGGCGGATGCCGTCGCCCAGAACAACCGTGTCGCTGCCGGATCGGTGGGCAACCTCTTTGCCCAGTTCAACGACATCGGCGTAATGATGGCGGCGGGCCAGAACCCGCTGCAGCTGGCCATCCAGCAGGGCGCCCAGATCAACCAGGTGATCGGGCCGATGGGGGCGGCCGGCGCTGTAAGGGCGCTGGGCGGTGCCTTCATGCAGATGTTGTCACCGATCAACTTAATCACCTTTGCGACGATTGCAGCCGGTGCCGCCATGTTCCAGTGGCTCACATCCAGCCACGGGGACGCGGTCGAACTGACCGATCTGATCGATCAAAGCACGGATGCCATCGAAGCGTTCGGTGACGCGTCCGACCGGGCCCGACTGTCGACCGCGCAAATGGTGGACGAGTTCGGAACTGCCAGCCCGGCATTGCGGGCTGTTCTCGAAGACCTCGCCCAGATCGGCCGGCTGGAAGCTTTCGAGGGCATCGACGCTGTGACCGAGTCGCTGCGGGACATGGTCTTCGACATGAACGGTGGGGCGACCCGCTTCTTCAACCTTGGCAGCATCGGCTCCAGTGCGCGCGATATGCGGGTCGAGCTGTCGCGAAACATCGCATTGATGGACGAGGCGGTAGATCCCGCAGTCCGCCTTCAGGCCGCCATGGACCTGCGCGAATTCCTGCAAGCCAATTCCGGCGGGATCGCGAACATGACATCGCGGCAGCGCGAATTCAGCGAAGGCCTGGCGGCGGTCATCCGCGACATGACCATTCTGGGCGTGAAGATCGACGAGGCTGCTGAGGTCACACCCGACTGGGCGAACCTGGCTGATATTGGGGCAAATGCTCAGCGTGTCGCCTTGATGCGCGACGTGGCCACTGCCGAGGCGCAGGCAGCCGAACAGGCCGCACGTCGGCAGGTCAGCGACGAAGCCGCTGGCCGCGCGATGCTGCAAAGCATGTCCGAACAAGCGACGCTGGCCACACTCATTGCGCGTTACGGCGAAGACAGCAGGCAAGTCACGGAGGAACGGGCTGCGCAGGAGCGCCGCGCATTCGACGCGATGCTGAATACATCGACGGCGTCCGCAGCGCTGAAGGATGAACTGAGGCTGTCCTTCGACATAATGCAGATGATGGCGGGTGCACCGATCGCAGCCCCGATATCTGCGGCTGCGTCTGAAGCCGCCCGCATGGCAGCGAACCTTGAGGCAGCGGCAGCGGCTATTGCCGGCATCCGGTCGGCCGTCCCGAGTGCCACTGTCACGAATGTGGGCAACAGGGCACGACTCGAAGCGCTGGCTGCAGGCGAGAGCGTCGCAACTGCCGCAGCCGAGGCCCGGCTTTCCGAGGAGCGGTACCGCAACCGGGATGCCTTCGGTTCCGGTGACGCAATCGTCCGAGCGGCCGCCCAGCAGGAATTCGCGGCCCTTGAAGCCGAACTACGTGCCGGCGCATCACTCCAGGAACAGATCGACGCCCAGATGGAGAGCCGCAGGCCTGCTGCAGGGGGCGCCCGCGGCGGTGGCGGCGCGGAAAGCGACCTGCAAAAGCAGCGTGACGCGGTCGACGACTTGATCGCGAGCCTCGAAGACGAACTGGCGATCCTGCGCGAGACCGATCCGGTCCAGCAAGAGATGCTGCGCCACCGCGAGGCTCTGTCGGCCGCCACCAGCGCCGAGCGGGCGGAGGTCGAGGCCCTGATCACCGCGCGCGAGGCCGAAACCCGCGCGGCCGAGGCCCAGGCCGAAACCTGGGATTTCGTGCGGCAAAGCTCCTTCGACATCATCGACGAGATGACCCGCAAAGGCGCCACGCTCAGCGATGTGATGGGCGGCGTGGCCGACATGATCCGCGAGGCGGTGCTGCAGGCGGCCCTTCTGGGCGAGGGGCCGCTCGCGGGCCTGTTCGGCACGGCGGGCAGCGGGATCCTCGACACGCTCCTGCGCGGCGTTTTCCCGAGCCTTGCCCCCACGCCCGTGCCGATCCCCGGGGCAGCCACGGGGGCCTATATCCACGGCCGGGGCGACGGGACCTCTGACGATGTGCTGATGTTCGGCTCCTCGGGTGAAATGATCATGAACGCCCGCGCGACCCGCCAGCACCGCCACCTCCTCGAGGCGATGAACGGCGGGGGCGCGATCCCGGGCTATGCGACCGGCGGGATGATCGGCGGCGGGCGGGCCAGCTCCGCCTATGACGGCCCGCTCGTGGTGATCGAAGACCGGACATCGGGCAAGGTCTCCTTCGAGCAGCGTGACGAGGTCGATGCCAGTGGCCGCCGTCGCTCGCGGCTCATCATGGCCGATGCCGTGGGCGAAGCGCTGACCACCAAGGGCGGCGGCGCCAACAGAACGCTGCGCAACAGCTTTGGCGTGAAACCCAGGGGGACGCTGCGATGACCCTGCCCGTCTGGCCCTCCGAGCTCCCGAAACCCATGCGCCAGGGGTTTCAGGGGCAATGGGACGATCCGCGCCTGCGCAAGAATGCCGCCAACGGCCCGCCCGGGTATCGTCGCCGCTATTCCGCCGTCGCCCGCCAGGTGGCCCTCACGATCGACGTGCCACGCCTCGGCAAGGGCGTCTTCGACCAGTTCTTCGAAGAGACCACCGCCATGGGTAGCTTGCCCTTCAATATGCCCGATCCCACGACCGACGGCTGGCCGCTCCTTACATCGGGTGGCGTACCCGTTCTGACCGGAGGCGGGCTGCCGATCCTTCTCGCGCGCCAGTGGGTCTGCCTCTTCGGGGCCGAGCCGCCCGTCGAGACCATCCAGGGCGTGCGGTTCCGCATCGCATTCTCCGTCTCGGTGATGCCATGAGGCGCGTCTCCCTAAACGCCCGCGCGGCCTTCGATGCGCCCACGACGGCCGAGGTCGAGATCGCGCTCTTCATGATCGAGCATCCCTCGCTCGATGCCCGCATCCGCCTGTCCACCGATCCGACCTTCCGGCTCTCGACCGAGCCCCTGCGCTACGGCACCCTCTCCACATGGATGGAGTCGAACCCGCTGACCGAGCCCTTTCTCTTCGTACTGGCCTCGGCCGATCTGCCGAGCGACCTCGAAGACACGCCGGCGGCGGCCGTCATCGTGCTGGAAAACGTCGACAGCCGGCTGGCGGGCGTGCTGCGGAGTTTCACGGACAGGCCGGTGGTGCACATGGCCGTGGTGCTGGCCTCCTCGCCCGACCTTGTCGAGGTCGAATACCGCGACCTGCGCATCATCGGGGCGGAAGGGAATGCCGGCGAAATATCCCTCCAGATCAGCCGCGCGCCGATCGAGGACGAGACGGTGCCGATGGACCGCTTCACCAAGGACAGGTTTCCGGGGCTCTTCCGATGAACTGGGCCAGCCGCTATGTGGGCATCCCCTTCCTCGATCGCGGGCGGACGCGGGCCGGCTGCGATTGCTGGGGTCTCGCGCGGCTGATCTATTCGGACGAGCTGTCGATCGAGCTGCCCAGCTACGCCGAAGCCTATGCCAGTGCGGGCGAGACGGCCGAGCTGGCCGCGTTGATCGATGTGGAGCGCCGCGGCCCCTGGACGCCGGTCGACCAGATCGCGGCCTTCGACCTCCTCCTGTTCCGCCGGGGTGCCCATCAGTCCCACATCGGCATCGCCATCGGTGCGCGCGCCTTCATCCACATGCAGAGCGGCGATCATGCAAAGGTCGAACCGATGACACGGCCACGCTTTGCCGGACGGTTCGTCGGTGCGTTTCGCCATGTTTGCAGGCCCGTTGAAGCCCCGTTGAAGGCCGTCCCATGAGCCCGATGATCCCCGTCCTGTCAGCCCCGCTCCTTGATCCTTCCCATGGCCGGATCGACTTCGAAGTGGCACCTGGCACCACGCTCGCAAACATCGTGGCCCAGGCGATGCCCGGCCGCGGGCCGGGGTGTCACGATCATCTGCGCGTCATGCTGGTGTCCGATCACGGGGCCGTGCCGGTGGCATCCCACCTGTGGGCCCGAGTCCGTCCGCGCCCGGGCGTGCGGGTCGTGATCCGGGCGGTGCCGGGTGGGGATGATCTGCGCAGCGTCCTGCTGGCCGTCGTCTCGGTCGCGGCCCTGGCGCTGGCCCCTGCGGTGGCGGGCCTGATCGGCGTGACAGGCTCCTTCGGTGTGGCGCTCGTCTCGGCCGGGCTGACCGTGGTCGGCAGTTTCCTCGTCAATGCCCTCGTGCCCGCCCAGGTCCCGCCCTCGACCGATCGGCGCAACACCTTCTCCATCACCGGCTGGCGCAACGAGATCCGGCCCGGCGCGCCGGTGCCCTTTGCACTTGGCCGCCACCGCTATTCCCCGCCCTTCGCCGCCACCTCCTACACCGAGGTCCTGGGCGACATCCAATATGTCCGCGCGCTCTTCTGCTTCGGCTATGGCCCGGTGGACCTCACCGACCTGCGCCTGGGCGAAACCGCGATCACCTCCTATGACGAGGTCGAGATCGAGATCCGCGAAGGCCGCCCGGGTGATGCGCCTTTGACGCTCTATCCCCGCCAGGTGCTCGAGGAGAGCACCGGCGTGGAACTGATCCGCCCCTTGCCGCGCGATGACGCGGGCGAAATCATCGCGGGCCCCTCGATCGCCACGCCCGTCCTGCGGTTCACCGCCTCCGACACCAAGACGATCTCGGTACTCATCGGCTTTCCTGCGGGCCTCTTCCGTGTCGATGATGATGGGGAGGTGCGCAATCAAACCGTTTCGCTCCGCATCCGCCAGCGGCTGAACGGCAGTGGTGACTGGACGACTGTCACCACCCTCGCCATCACCGCCGCCAAACGCGAGAGCTTCCTGCGCCAGCACAGCTGGGATCCGCCCTCGCGCGGACGCTGGCAGATCGAGGTGATGCGGATGACGGATGACAGCGCCGACACCACGATCTCGGACCGCGCCGTGCTCTCGGCCGTGCAATCCATCCGGCCCGAATATCCCGTCAATATCGGCAAGCCGATGGCGCTGGTGGCGCTGCGCATCAAGGCGACCTACCAGCTGAACGGGTCGCTCGACAATTTCAATGGGCTGGTGCGGCACTACGGGCTGATCTGGAACGGCAGCGCCTGGGTCGAAGGGCTGAGCCGGAACCCGGCCACCGCCTTTCTCAGCGCGCTGCGCGGCCCGGCCAACCCGTATCCAGTCAGCGATTCAGAGATCGACTGGGACCTCATCCGGGACTGGTTCCAGTTCTGCGCCACGAAGGGTCTCAAATACGACCGCGTCCATGACGAGCCCGAGAGCTTGGCCGAAATGCAGGCCGCGATCTGCGCGGCCGGCCGCGCGACCTTCCGCCATGATGGCCTGAAATGGGGCGTGGTCATCGACCGCCCGCAGGAAATGGTCATCGACCACATCAACCCGCGCAACAGCGCGGAGTTCACCTGGGCGCGGCAGTATTTCGAGCCGCCCCATGCCATTCGCGTCACCTTCGCCGACGAGACCGCCCAGTATGAACAGGCCGAACGCATTGTGCCCTGGCCGGGCCACACGGGGCCGATCACCCTGACCGAGACCCTCGCGCTGCCCGGCAAGACCGACCCCGATGAAATCTGGCGCGAGACGCGCCGCCGCATGTACGAGCTGATCCACCGCTCCGACATCTTCACCGCCGTCCAGGATGGCGCATCCCGCGTGGCCACGCGCGGCGACCTGGTCATGCTCAACACCGACGTCCTGGCACGGTCGCAGGTGACGGCCAGGGTGACGGCAGTCGTGGGCAACCTGGTGGAGATCGACGAAGAGATCACCATGACGGAGGCCGTGACCCACGGGATCCGCTTCCGCACATATCCTGACCCTGACGACGTGATCGGCGCTTCGGTGGTGCGCAATGTCCCGTATCGAACGGGCAGCTCGAACCTTTTGCGGCTTTCGGGCACCGGCGCGCTGCCGGCGGTCGGGGCGCTTGTGCATTTCGGGCAGCTGGCGACCGAGAGCTTCGCGGTCCGGGTCAAGGGGATCGAGGCGGGCGAGAACTTCGCCTCGCGCCTGACCATGGTGGCGGCCGCCACGATCATCGACGATCTGACCGATGCCGAAGTGCCCCCTGCCTGGGACGGTCGTGTTGGCGACGAGGTGACGCCCGCCGCGGTCACGCCACCAGCGCCGCGCTTCGTCTCGGTCGAAAGCGGCGAGGCGGGCACTGGCAGTTCCAACGGGCTTGCCGTGCTTCTCTTGCCCGGCACGTCATCGGCTGCGATCCTGGCGAACTACGAGATCGATCACCGCCTCGTGGGTGCCGGAACCTGGACCACGATCACCGTGCCGGTGGCCGAAGGCGGCGCTGCCATCCCCGGCTATACCAGCGGCAATACCGTGAACCTGCGGGCGCGCAGCATCGCAACCGATGGCACACCCGGCACCTATACGCCTACCCTGACAGTCACGATCGGCCAGACCGAGCCCGCACTGCCCGCGGCGCTCGACAGCAACGGGATCGAGGTCACCGGCGGGCTTGGCAATGCCGAGGTCCGCGTGGCGCTTTCGGCCGACCGGGTGACGAAGCGCATTCAGCTCTACCGCGTTCCCGCAGGCGATACGTTGAACCGCGCAGTCCACAAGGCGGGGGCGCCGTTCGGCGTCACGCCTTCTGCCACGGTCACTTACATCGACGGCGACGGCACCCGCCGGAATGGGCTGGTGAATGCGGGCTTTGACAGCGGGGCCTCCTGGACGCTCGATGCCAACTGGGCCATCGGCGGCGGCACGGCAACCCACACGCCCGGTGCCGCCGACACGATCCGCCAGTCGCGAAGCCCCGCTGCAGCCAAGGTCCAGCGCATCTCCTTCCGGATATCCGGGCGCACCACGGGCAGCGTCACGGCAAAGCTCTTTGGCGGGACCGAGCAGACGGGCACGGCCAAGGCCACCAACACCCAACATCTCGACAGCATCACGAGCGGCGCGGGCAACAGTGCCTTCGGCTTCGAGGCCTCCTCGAATTTCGACGGGTCCATCGACGACGTGGTCGTCTACACGGCGACGGATGCATGCGTGGCCCAGGGCAACTGGGACTATTACCTCGAACCCCAGACCGCCGCGGGCATTCCCGGGCCCATCGCGGGCCCCTTCGCCGCCCGCATCATCTGATCCACCCCGCAAGCCCTTGCGGGCGGACGTGGCTGCCCGCTTAGGCGATTGTCCGGCTGGACAATCGCGAGGGTGACATGGCGGAAAATGGCGTGAGAACAACCGAGCTGGCAAGTGCTGCGACCTTCGACGAGGTGATCGGCGGCCGCAATGGCGATACCGTACGCATCGAACTCGGTCGCCTTGTGGCAACGATCAGCACGCTGGTTGGTCCCTCCTATCAGAACCGAAGCACACTTTATGCTAACCTCGCCTGGCCGGAAGGCGCCATCGGTACGGTCTGGGGTGATGCGACATCCGGCTTCATAGGCACCTACAAGAAGGCTGGCGCCAGCGGCGCAGGCTCCTGGTCGCGCATCGGTGACCTGCCCAGCTCAGGGCTCGACGATTCATTGCTGGCGGCGAAAGCACCAATCAACGATCCGACCTTCACCGGCATTGTCAGCGGCATCACCAAGTCCATGGTCGAGCTGCCCAACGTCGACAATACGTCGGATGTCGACAAACCGTTGAGCACGGCCCAAGCCGCGGCGATCGCGACGCTCGTGCAGACGCTGCAGGACATTGCGGCCCGGCTAAGCGACCGACCGGATGGATGGCACATCGCCTTCACCAATGCCGACGAAACTCGTGTGGCTGGCGGGCTCAAGGATGCACCTGGTGGGGGCGTCCGCTTCGTGTTCTTCGACATGCTCATCCCGGCCGGGGCTTCGGTCGATGATGCGGATGGCTCTCCCATCGTGCAGCGTCTTCTGCCCGCTGGCCTCGATATCGAGAGCGGGGCGGAAGCGGGCTACGTCCTGGCGGTCGTGTCCGCCGACGGG